GAGACATCAATCGAGGAGAGTGAACTGACTACTATATGGAATAGCGCGGTGAAGTTTGCTAAAAAGGTTCAGGATCAAGAAGGATATGTAGCACCGGAGGATTTTAACAAAGATTTTAGTGACGCTTCATTAAAACCCACAGACTACTCCGATATTGGACAGGCCAAAGTGCTTGCTCGCGAATATGATGCAGAGCTTTGCTTCACCGAGGCTACCGATTTTTTAAGGTATGACGGTGAAAAATGGGTGGAGTCAAAGCAGAAGGCCGTCGGTGCTATGGAGGAGTTCCTTGATGAACAGCTTGCTGACGCTGAATCACAAGTTGCATCAACACTGGAATCCTGTATTAAAGCGGGTCTAGAAAAAATAGCTGTCATTACCGGCAAGGGCCTGGGAGATATGAACGAAGAACAGCAAACAGCTTATGGGTTGTATACCGCGGCGACTATTTATAAGAAGTTTGTGCTGAAGCGTCGCGATATGAAATATGTGATGGCAGCTCTTCAGGCGGCAAAACCGATGCTGCAGCACAGCGTTTCAGAGTTAGATAAAGATGAGTTTTTACTTAATACACCCGGTGCAACGATTGATCTTAAAACGGGTGAAAGTAGGCTTCCAGAAGCCGCTGACTTCATTACGAAGCAGACCAATAGTAAGCCTGGTGAAGAGGGCAAGGATATCTGGCAACAAGCTCTTCGCACTTTCTTTTGTAATGATGCTGAGCTTATCGAATACGTCCAACAGATTGTTGGCCTTGCTGCCATCGGTAAGGTTTACCTGGAGGCAATCATCATTGCTTATGGGGAAGGGCGCAATGGGAAATCCACCTTCTGGAATACCATATCCAGGGTGCTTGGTACTTATTCCGGTTCCTTGTCTGCAGACACTTTAACGGTAGGTTGTCGTAGAAACGTGAAGCCTGAAATGGCAGAGCTTAAGGGCAAGCGTCTCATCATCGCGGCAGAGCTTGAGGAGGGCATGCGTCTTAATACTTCCATCATTAAACAACTTTGTTCTACAGACGAGATTACAGCTGAAAAAAAGTACAAAGACCCATTCAGGTTCACCCCTTCGCATACACTTGTGCTTTATACAAACCATTTACCCCGTGTAGGGGCCAATGATGCAGGAACGTGGCGTCGTATGATTGTCATTCCATTCGATGCAAAGATCGAAGGTAGCAGTGATATGAAAAATTATGCTGACCACCTCTTCAATGAGGCAGGTCCTTATATCCTTAGCTGGATTGTTGAGGGAGCGATGAAGGCAATACGTAAGAACTTTCACTTATCGCCGCCTGAGTGTGTTCGTAAGGCGATTGATACCTATAGAGAGAACAATGACTGGATGGCAAACTTCCTTGAGGATTGCTGCGAAATCGGTCCGGACTATTCGCAGAAGTCCGGTGCCTTCTATCAAGAATATCGTAATTACTGTTCACGAAATGGTGAGTATACGAGAAGCACGACCGATTTTTATGCAGCAGTTGAACTCGCGGGCTTTACTCGTAAAAAGACAAAGAGTGGCTCTTTCATCTATGGAGTACGTGTAAAAGATGAAGATTTTCTGAATCAACCATAACCGACTGTCACTGGTGACCCTCGTTATACTCATATACAAAAAGTCCCTATAGAGAGTTTTTTAAGTAAAAAATAGCCTATAGGGGGTTTTATGAAATGAGTATAACGACCACCACCATAAAATTTTGATGAGGTACGACAATGAGAGAAAAAGAGATTGAAAAGAAGTTAGCTTTGGAAGCAAAAAAGCGTGGTGGGCTGGCAGTCAAGTTTGTATCTCCAGGCTTTGATGGTATGCCGGATCGAATCCTTCTAATGCCTGATGGAAAGATAGCCTTTGTTGAAGTAAAGGCCACTAGCAAACGCCCGCGTCCATTACAGATGGCAAGGCACAAACTTCTTAGAGGATTAGGATTTTCAGTATTCATACTAGACGACGAGAGTCAGATTGGAGGGATTTTAGATGCAGTACAATCCACATGAATATCAAAAGTATGCGATAAACTACATCGAATCCCATCCGGTATCGGCAGTACTTTTGGATATGGGCTTAGGAAAAACAAGCATCGCCCTTACTGCAATCAATAACCTACTGTTTGATTATTTTGAAGCTCATAAGGTGTTGGTGGTAGCTCCGCTTCGAGTGGCAAGAGATACCTGGCCTGCTGAAATTGGAAAGTGGGATCATCTATCCGATCTGATTGTTTCTGTTGCAGTAGGAAATACGGCTGAACGGATTAAGGCGTTAAAAGCTGCAGCAGATATCTATGTCATCAACCGTGAGAATCTTTGCTGGCTTATTGATGAGAGTGGGCTTCCATTTGATTTTGATACGGTTATTATCGATGAGCTTTCTTCCTTCAAAAATCATCAGGCCAAGCGCTTTAAGTCACTGATGAAGGTGCGTCCAAAAGTTAAACGCATGATTGGGATGACAGGAACACCAAGCAGCAATGGCCTAATGGATTTATGGGCCGAGTTTAAATTGCTGGACCTGGGCGCTAGGCTTGGAAGGTTCATCACCGCATTTCGAAGTAACTACTTTATGCCGGATAAGAGAAATGGCCAGATCATTTTCAGCTACAAGCCACTTCCCGGAGCGGAGCTAAGCATCTACCAGAAAATCTCCGACATTACGATTTCTATGAAGTCGACGGATTACCTGAAGATGCCTGAGCTGATCAGCAGTGAATATGCGGTCATGCTTTCTGAAAAAGAGGCAAAGCGCTACGACGAATTAGCAAAAGACCTCGTCCTGGAGCTGCCTGGTGGTGAGGTAACAGCGGCAAATGCTGCAGCACTTTCCAACAAACTCTGCCAGATGGCCAATGGCGCCATTTATATCGACAGTGGTGGAACCGAGGTCATCCATCATCAGAAACTGGATGCCTTAGAGGATATTATTGAGGCAGCCGCCGGAAAACCGATTCTTGTAGCCTATTGGTATAAGCACGACTACGAAAGAATCGTAGAAAAGCTTCAAACCATAAAGGTCTCATTTTCTAAGTTGGATACCGCTGAAAGTATTCGAAGGTGGAACAACAAGGAAATACCGGTTGGCTTAATTCATCCCGCATCTGCAGGTCATGGCTTAAATCTTCAGGCTGGTGGCTCTTGCATTGTCTGGTTCGGTCTTACCTGGTCATTAGAGTTATATCAACAAACAAATGCGAGGCTTTGGAGACAAGGCCAAACAGCTGAAACGGTTGTGGTGCAGCACATCGTTACCAAAGGCACTATTGATGAACGCGTTTTGCGGGCTCTTTACTTAAAGGATAAAAGCCAGTCGGCGCTAATAGATGCTGTCAAAGCTGATCTGCAAATGAGAGTCAACTAAAGACAATCCGTGCCAATCCGAGAGAAATCAAAATTTATCGGAGGTACGATTATGGAACCCTATGAAAGTTTAGTAAATGCAATTATTGTCCAAGCAGTCAAGGACTACCGGGAAGCAATTCACTTCCTAAAGCGGCACCCGCACACACCAGACCTTGATACTGAGGAGGCCATGAAGGATAAGCGGAAGCGCATCTTGAGGGAAAATATTATTAAGAATGAAGGTGAGTGCGATGATGTTGAACGCTTCTTCCATTCTGGGTGGTTTGAATTGCTTTCCAATTTGGATGGCGATACTCTGCTGCGTCAAGTTAGAAATATGGAGGTGGGCTAACATGAAAGCTCTGGATTTTCTGAGCCAAGCCTACCGGCTGGACCTTCGCATTGACAGCAAATTAGAGCAGATTGCTTCCTTAAGTGAGCTGGCCACTAAATGCACATCTACCATCAGCGACATGCCTCGCAATCCTAACCACAGCATATCTTCTATGGCGGATGCTGTTGTGAAGATTGTAGATCTTCAGGCAGAAATTGATCGTGACATTCACCGGCTGGTAGACATCAAACGACAGATTGTTGCCAGCATCAAAGCCGTGGACAATAAGGAATACCAGACGCTACTTGAACTTCGTTTCCTTTGCGGATGCACATGGGAGGAAGTTGCTGCCAAGATGGGCTACAGCATCCAGCATACTTACCGAATGCGTGACTGGGCTTTAAGAAAAGTCGTAGTCAACGAAAGTGGAGAGTAAAAGAGAGTTGATGTCATAGCCAAGTACTGTATACTGGTAGTATAGAAAGTATAGGCGAAGCCTCGCGGGAGAAATCCTGTGGGGCTTTTCTTATGCCCGAAAGGGAGGTGAACCCATGCCATATAAACCAAAGCGTCCCTGCGCCTACCCCGGCTGCGGTCGGCTCGCTGAGCGTGAGCAATACTGCGCCGAGCATCAAAAGGTTGTGGACAAACAGTACAACCAGTACGAGCGAGACCCCAAGTCCAACAAACGCTACGGTCGTGCTTGGAAGCGTATCCGTGACCGCTACATCAAGGCGCATCCTCTCTGCGAAGAGTGCCTGAAGCAAGGCAAGCTCACACCGGCTGAAGAGGTACACCACATCCTGCCGCTCTCAATGGGTGGCGGCAATGAAACGAGTAACTTGATGGCCCTTTGCAAATCATGCCATTCCAGAATTACTGCTGAGAGCGGTGACCGGTGGGGGCGGTCAAATCTCTAGAACTTTTTTTAACGGACAGCGGCGTCGGGCTTCGTGTTGAAAAACGCATATTCAAACGGGGGTATAGCCCCTACCCGAAAAGGAGGTGTGATATTTGGCAAAAGACGGTACCAATCGTGGCGGCACTCGTGTCGGCGCAGGCGCAAAAAAGAAGCCATTAGCTGACAAAATAGCCGAAGGTAATCCCGGCGGCAGAAAACTGACCGTGATGGAGTTTACCGATACGGCAGACCTTAACGGTCAAGTGATGCCGGAACCAGCAAAGATGCTCGAAGCTGTCCAGAAGGACGGTAAGACACTCGTCGCGAGCGAAATATATAAATCCACATGGACGTGGCTGAACGAGCGTGGCTGTGCGGTGCTTGTATCGCCACAGCTTTTAGAGCGATACGCCATGAGCGTAGCCCGCTGGATTCAGTGCGAGGAAGCAGTCACTGAGTACGGCTTTCTGGCGAAGCACCCCACTACGGGCAATGCAATCCAAAGCCCCTATGTGGCGATGGGCCAGAACTACATGAACCAAACGAACCGTCTGTGGATGGAGATTTTTCAGATCGTAAAAGAAAACTGTACCGGCGAATACAGCGGAGTGAATCCGCAGGATGATGTGATGGAGCGGCTCTTAACCGCCCGGAAAGGAAAATGATATGGAAAAATACAAAACTTCTGAAAGTGTCTGCAAAGGTCACCCGGATAAACTCTGCGACCTGATTGCCGACAGCATTCTCGATGCGTGTCTTCGCAAAGATAAAGCATCACGCGTGGCCTGTGAGGTCATGGCTACTAAAGGCAAAATCATCGTAGCGGGCGAAATCACCTGCTCGAAGAAGGTGGACATCCGCTGGGTGGTTCGCAGAGTCCTTGAGGACGTCGGCTACAACTCGTGGAAGTTCATGGTGTTTGTGTTCGTCCACCAGCAAAGCAAGGACATCGCCGGTGGCGTGGATCGGGCACTAGAATCCCGCGCTGGAGATACTTCGTGGTATTCCATGCTTGGCGCTGGCGATCAGGGTACCGTTTACGGTTACGCCACAGATGAGACAGCAGAAAAACTCCCGCTTCCTCTCGTATACGCTCATGATATCTGCCGGAAGTTGGATAGCACCATGAAAAATGGCGTTATCAAAGGAATCGGTCCTGATGGAAAAGCACAGGTCACAGTTGAATATGAGAACGACAAACCCAAACGCATCAAGACGATTGTCGTTTCTGTGCA